TCACTTCACCTCCTGCGGCGGTTCCGGTAGCGGCATCCAGTGAGTTGCTTGCTCAATACCATTACCCGGCTTAATCGTTGCATCTCCGCGCCGAAAGGTGCTTCCGGTATAGCGTGCGGAGCATATTAGCGGTTCAACCAGAGAGCTATCGAAATTCACCGAAATAAGCACGTTCTGGCCCTTTTCAGGCATTCGATCACTACAGCTTATCCAACTATCCGGAGTTCCCGGAGAGTTGCCATTTACATCGAAGTTTGGCTCTGCGTCCTGAACCAAGAGGATGTAACCATTCTTGGCTGTATCAAGTTCTAACGCTTCGGTGACGGTGCCGAAATAGCGATTACCTAAATCAGCATCACAAGTGCTTATATCAATGGAAACTTCCATGCCTTCGATTAATTCTGGCAAGTTGTAAGTTTGGCTTACAGGTTGGCTACCCTGAAGCATGGCGGCGCGGTGACACCAGATAATCCAGCCAAGCGCCATATCCCATGCCATGTATTCTCTATCGCCATTTTTTGCCCTACGGCGATCTACAGATTCCCCGAAACGCTTCTCCATAAATAATTCATAGGCTGCTCGTTCATCCGATACTGCTGCCAGTGATGCCAGTGCAATTTTTAATGCGGTAAGCATGTTGTTTTGATCTTCATCGAGTCCGAACGGTATTTCATCCCGTGCTGACTCAATGCTGGTAATCGTGTTCTGTAACCATTCTTTGGTAAGAGTATTCATAACTATTTCACCTTAATCTCAACATTTCGCAGCTTTAGCTCTACTGGCAAGTCTGACTTTCCTGTTAATGCTAATGCGAGATTTTCAGGAGTAATGAGAGCTGTTATTGTTTTCCCCATCGCCAGACGAATAATCATTCGTATCTCGCGATCGTCACATGCTCCCGGTCGAACAATTGATATTTGTCCGTTCATCTCACTCTCCTTTGATGCCAATGTTTACAGCCTGACAAGCCTCTTTGAGCACCCAGTCAACAGCGTCTTTCCATGCTCCGGTTTCGACTGGCGGATTTTCACTCTTAACCTGTTCATAGAAGCGCACCGCTTTAATCAATCCTTCGGGTGTCAGTGGCACAGGCTGGGCCGTGAATAACGCCTGAATTTCATAGTTCGGCCTGTCGTTGCAATTCTCTTTTGTCGGTACATATTTCCAGTCACCAACCCACGGCTTCTCCTGAAAGTTCGTAACGCCTTTTCTCACGTAGCGATATCGCCATGTCACCGGTTCGGCTTCCAGCGATACCAGCGCGACTTTAAATGCGGTAAGTACGTTTTTAACCACATCGATTTTGAATACTATTTCATCACATACAAACGATTTATCGTCTACTACCGTTTCAATTCCGGTAATCGTGTTTTGTAGCCATTTGGTTAATTCAGCCATTTTTCATTACCGCCCTTTCGGGCGGTATCCTGATGTTCTGAGGGTGCAGGAATCCCTCCGGTTAAGGATTAAATTTTATTTACAGAACTGAATTTAATTATTCAGATATACGTATCTGTAACCTTACGAACCTACTCACTGGATGCCTATTTCATAAAAATAATCCAGTGGGTTTTATCGTTTTTTCCTGTTCGTTGACCGATAACAGGTTTTCTGTCGGTCAGTACCAATATCTGGCGAACAGGTATTTGCGTTTCATTCCATTTAAAAATCAGAACTCCGGATGGACGCAACACACGAAAGGCTTCTTTAAATCCCTGCCGCAAATCATCACGCCAGGTATCTTTATTCAGCCGTCCATATTTCTTTCCCATCCAGGCGTTATCACCAACACGCTCAAGATGCGGAGGGTCGAATATAACCATCGAAAAAGATGCGTCTGCAAATGGTAGTGCACGAAAATCAGCTATCAGATCAGGACTGATAATCAGGCGTCGTCCATCACACAATGTGTGCTCTTCCTTTCTGATATCGCTAAATATCGCCCGGTCGTCATTCTTATCGAACCAGAACATGCGACTGCCACAGCACATGTCGAGGATTGCTGCATGTCCAGTCACTGGCTGCCTCCTTTGCGAAGCCGTTCCGCCCATTCTTCAAGGGATTTCTCTGCATATTCACCGGACAGGCCATCAATCGGATGCGATTCATTAGCTAACTCTTCTTTTGCTGACAGAATCATGCGTGTAACGTCGAAAACTTCACGTAAAGACTTATTGATAAATCCGTGATTGAAAGCAGCAGCAAGACGGCTTGCGGTATAGTTAATCCCCTCGTTGCGTGCTTCCGCACGAATTTCAGCCAGGAAAGCATCGGTGGCTGGAGTTTCGCTGTGGTGCAGGGCATCGTTGATAATCATTGCAGCAACACCAGCCTGCCCTGCATCCGTGACCGACACATGCTCAAGAGTTACGGCCATTGCGTGTTTCAGCCCCGCATTCTCCGCCGCCAGCGCCGAAAACTTCTCGTGTGCCAACTTAACAGCCGAATCAGCCTGCTTAATTGACTCAATCGCTCTCTGGTGGTCTTCGGCCAGCGCATTAGCACGCACCAGTTGCACTTCCAGTTGCGTTGCCAAATCGCTGATCAGCTTTGCCACACTGCGCATATCAACGGCACCACATTCTGCTTTCAGTTCCGAAGCCATCTCATGCCCGGCGGCAACTAACCCTTTGATATTACTTTCCATCTTTACCCTCGCTTATCCACATAACTTATTGATTACATTGATAACTAAAAAGATCGTCGATTCAGAACTCTTCGATGTTCCAGCCACCACCTGCTTTCTTTGGCTTAACCGTTACCCCGATGATTCGGAACGGATACTGATCTGCGGCGACTTTGGTTTTCACCCTGGCGTCGTCGGTCCAGAAACCTTTCACTTCGTGCAGTTCCATCTCGCCGGTGGCGAGCATCACAGCAAAATCGGGCGTATAGAACGTGTTGTCAGCTAACCGCAACTTGATACCCTCAAATCGATACCAGACGATTTCTCCTGCACGTTTACGCAGCTCAAGGTGCTGGCAATACGCAGATTCTGTTTTGTTCATCTGGCCTGTTTTGAGTCGACCAAGAGCCTGTATCTGTTTTCTCATGATTTACCCCTTAGGTAATTAAAAACCACATAAGACATAAAATCAATAGAAATTAGAATATTTTATTACCTATAAGGTAATCATATAGACGTAAAAAAATGCGCTATCGCGCTGGTATTACTTGATAAATCCTGCTGCCTTTCCTCGCCTGTATTCCTCCATCAGCCACTGCGCAGGTGTTATTCCCCCCAGGGTGGCGGCGTTAGGCATGCACCCGAAACTTCGCCCTGGTGGATGGTAAACGTCTCTCCCTGTGTCCGGAGGTGTACTCATGGGTTCTGGCTTTGCCTGTATGCTGATCACCGGATCGGGTATCTGCTGTCCGGAAGCCACCTTTTTCGCCCAATCATCGAGCAACCTGCGCGCGTGTTTCTCAACCTCAATCTCGCTAAGCTGGCGCTGATACATTGCACGGCGGGTATCACATACGACCCAGTACATAACCGGATGCCGCCACGGGAATCTTTCGGGACCACCAGGATATAAACTTTTTTCCTTGCTGTACCGGTGAAACTCCGCCATCACATCGTCAATGGTGACGCCAAGAACCATCTTGCTGTCTTTGCACCACTTGATAAATTGCCCTGGCGACGGCCAGAACGGAGATTCACTGGCGCGGGCGTGGCGCATACCAGCAGAAACCTGTTCACGGGTTCGGATCCCCCCTTCGGCAAACGCAGCAATCCACTGCTGTTTTGCAGCGACTTCCTGCTCTGGCGTCTTCAGGTTGGTTACCACTGCCGCCGGAAACAGTTGTTTCAGCTGTTTGAAAAGGGCATCAACAAGCCTCTCTGCTGACATGTTCACCACATTGTCATTGTTGACGTACTGATGATCATAACCTGACATGCGAGAAAGGGCTTCTCCGTCACGGTTTTGTATCGCGGTAAAAACGTTGTTCACAAGAAATCCTCCCATGCTTCAGGGCTGTTCCAGTGCGGAACGTTGTTATCAGGTAATGTTGATTGCTTCTGTCTGCTAATCTGCAGCCGCCTTGCCAGCTTCTGCTCCCACTGTGCCTGATGGTATGCCTTACCCTCAGCCATCCAGTAAATTCTGAACTCTGCAAGTTCCTGTGCCGTTGGCAGACTGTCCAGGTAGATCCCCTGCAATGAGCTTTTCCGAAGAAAGTCATCTGATGGCTGCCATTGTTCATGCATGACAAATTTGCCTAATTGCCCTGGCCCACCAGGAGGAACAAAGTTATTCATCACGGCGTTGTTTGCGCCGGGGTCATGAGGCACAGAATCCCCGGTTTTTGTCCTGCTCTCCCTCTCTTGGTTAAATGACTGGTTATATGACTGGTTCTGGATCCCGTTTTTGGGATCATTCAACATCCCGTTTTTGGGATCATTCAACATCCCGTTTTTGGGTATATTCCCGTTTTCGGGAACATTACCGTTTTCGGGTTCATTACACCCATCTAGGTTGCCTTTAATGTTCCCGTTTTTGGTTATATTAAGAGAGAAAACCCGCACTCTTTTTGTCGCTCCCTTTCTCTCTCCGGTATCTGAAATAAGCCCCATTTTCATGAGCGATATAAGCCCGGCCTGCACGGTTTTTTTATTCAGGCAAGTGTCTTTAACGAGGCGTTCTATGCTGGGGTAGCAGAGGTTATATTCATCGGCTCTGTCAGCCATCGAGAGCAGTATGAGCTTTAATGATGAGCTGCCTGGATCTGTCTCCCAAGCCCAATCTGTTGCATGTCTGCTCATGATTAATCTCCGCTATCAGCTTGAGTGTTGTGGGGAGGAATTAATCATGATCTGCTTAATCTCTGCCCTGATGCGACGGTTTGATTCCATGGTGCACTCAACACAGTGCCCGTTGTAAACCCAGCGTTCACTGTCATGTCCGTGCTTACATTGTTTTCCGGTGTAGTAGCGTTTAAGTCCGCGCTTTGCGGCATCAATACGTGTAATGATTTCCATGGTAAGCCCTGTTATTAGTATTGGGATTACGGTCATTTTGTGCTGACACAAAAAAAAGATCAACCACATTTGGTTTTTTATTACCTTTGAGGTGCGAATAGATATGAAAAGACCGCCGGATGGCGGTCTACAGAGGGTTGTGGCTGGATATCATGAGTAGAAGAAGTATGCCAGTTCTGCTTTTGAGCGCAGCCATTGTCTTGTTTTACAGGCTTTAAAAAGCCCATTCATCAATACCTTACCTGGCATTTTGCGCTTACCTGTTAAGTGAGTCTGGATATAGTGACTCGTCGTTCCGGCTTCCTGTGCGAAGGCTTCACGCTCATCCGGAGTAAGTGCAAGCCAGTGCTTTTTGAAATCGAAATGTCCGTTATCGCTCATAGCTATTGCCTGATATTTATTTCAGATAATAAATATTCACCCATAAGGTAACAAAAATCAAGGATAGTTACCTATGGGGTGCATTTACCTGTTGGGTAATATTGCTTTAAATTGAATCATCTACTGATTCATATATGAGGCGATTTTCCAGAAAATGAAAAGTATCCAGGACGTCCGCAGGCAAAATCTCAACGACTTGATCGACCGTGAATTCAATGGTGTTCAGACGCGGATGGCAGAAAAACTTGGAACTCAGGCAAATCTGGTAAACCGCTGGGCTCTTGGCAAGAAGGTTATCGGCGACCAGGTTGCGCGAAAAATTGAAGCTGCCGCCAATAAACCCCGTAACTGGCTTGATATCGATCGCTCGCTTTCTCAGGAAGGTTTTCAGCCTGTCGGCCCAAGCGACATTGGTCAGCTGGCGGCTCACAACCTGGAACGCTGGATGAGCGAAAGCCGCGACCTTTCAACGCAGGGAAAACTTCACCGCGCATCCGGCGTCGCCCAGGTAACAATCAGCCGCCTGTTAAACAATGAGGTCAGCGTTTCCATTTCCACCCTGGAGAATGTTGCATCCGCATTCGGGCGTCACGGCTATGAATTACTGATTCACCCGCACGACCCTGCGACCATCAACTATGACCGCTCGCGCTACGCATTGTTACCCGAACCCGAGAAAGCAAAGATCGAAAGTTACATTGAATTTGTCATCAACCAGAACGAAAAAAACAAACAATAAAATCATATTTTTCAGTAAGTAAGCCGCCTCATGGCGGCTTTTTTATTGCCATCAAGATTACCTTATGGGTAATTTTTTTAACTCATATCTATTGACATCAAACCAAATACGCATAATCATTACCTCAACGGTAACAGACCGAGGTAACAAATTATGCAGTGGAAAATCATCAACGGTTGGTACTGCGTTACTGCATGCGGATTCATGAGCTGGAAGTTCCGCACCTTACAGGAAGGCATTAAGTGGGCTTTCGTCAGCAAAGAAGCTCGCGATGTGGCCAACGATAACGAGATATGGGAGGGCTGATAATGAACGTTAATCAGCAGAAAAATCTTCAAAAAATCATGCTGGCATTCGACAAGGACTACCGCCTGTCAGAACAGCTATATGACCGACAAGTTGAACTGATTGAGAGTATCCGGCTTCATCAACTGGCATCAACTTTCGACGTTGTAACAGTTAAAGGCGTTCGCCAGGAAGTACTGGAGGCCGCTAAAGACAGCCCTGAGTTCGAAGAACTAATGGATGCCTACCGGCGCGAGGCAATGGCAATTATCGCCCGCTGGGATCTGGCTGATCAGATTGATGGGCAGAGGGACGCGGCATGAATCCGGGAATTTATTTCGATATCAGCAACGAGGACTACCACGCCGGTGACGGCGTGAGTAAGTCGCAGCTAGATATGGTGGCTAAGAACCCTGCCCTTCTGAAATGGGTGAAGGCCGCTCCGGAAGACGAAGAGAATAAGTCTGCACTGGATATGGGTACTGCTCTGCACTGTCTGCTTCTGGAACCTAGAGAGTTTGACAAACGCTTCATCGTTTCACCGAAATTCGATCGTCGGACAAAACAAGGTAAAGCTGACGAAGAGGCATTTATTCGTGATGTAGCGGATATGGGGATTTCGGTACTTGATGCAGAGCAGTGGCGAAAACTGGAGCTGATGCGTGATAGCGCAATGGCTCACCCGGCGGCACGCTGGATGCTGGAAGCACCTGGTTACTGCGAAGCATCAATGTACTGGAACGATGAAGAGACGGGTGAGTTGTGCCGAATTCGTCCAGACAAATGGCTGAACGAGCACAACGTAATCGTCGACGTGAAAAAGGTTGCAGATATGGATCGTTTTGCTCGCCACATCGAGGAATTCCGCTACCACGTGCAGGACGCAATGTACCGTGAAGGCGCAATGAGGGTTACTGGTCAGCCGCATGGTTTTTTCTTTCTTGCCGTGAGCGAAAGCATTGATTGTGGTCGGTATCCGGTACGCGTGTTCGAGCTGGATGCGAAGGATGTCGATACCGGGCACGCTCTGTTCCGCCGGGATCTGAATACCTATCACGAATGCCGCATCAATGATGAATGGGGTGGCGTGGAAATTATTAAACGCCCTGACTGGGCACGTAAACAGGATATGTACATATGAGCAACAACATCGCAAACATCAACGCACCAGTAGACACAGCAATCGCTGGCACTGCTGCAACTATTTTCAGCCCAGACGGCTTGAACCAACTGATGAAATTCGCCGAGGTAATGGCGCAAAGCCGCGTAACGGTACCGGCGCACCTCGCCGGGAAACCAGCTGATTGCATGGCCGTGGCAATGCAGGCTGCGCAGTGGGGAATGAACCCGTTTGCCGTGGCTCAGAAAACCCATGTTGTGAACGGCACGCTAGGTTATGAAGCCCAATTAGTAAACGCAGTTATCTCAACAATGTCGCCAACAAAAGATCGCATCAACTACGAGTGGTTCGGGCCGTGGGAACGCGTGATCGGTAAGTTTGTTGAGAAAACATCCAAAAACGGCAATCCGTATATCGCACCAGGCTGGACTATAAAAGACGAAGAAGGCTGCGGTGTTCGCGTATGGGCAACCATGAAGGGAGAGGATCAACCTCGAGTGCTCGAGTTAATGCTGTCTCAGGCACAGGTAAGAAACTCCACACTTTGGGCCAGCGATCCGAAACAACAACTCGCATACCTTGCGACAAAACGCTGGTCTCGCTTGCACTGTCCTGACGTAATCATGGGCGTCTATACACCTGACGAATTACAGGAAACGGCACCGCGCGTTGAGCGAGACATTACTCCGCAAACAACTACGGCTGCGGGAATGAATAGTCTGATCAACGCTAAAACAGTGAAAAAGCCTGATGAGCAAACGCGTAAAGCGGATAGCCGTGATCCAGAAGAAATGCTGATGGCCTTTACCAGCGCAGCGATGAATTACAGCACTGTCTCCGAACTGGATAAGGCTTACAAATACATTGCACAAAAACTTTCAGATGATGACGAACTGCTGGCAAAAGCCACCGACGTTTACAGCGTTCGTCGGGAAGAATTAAACGAAACATCTATGTAACCACCACCGCGGCGCCACGCGCGCCGCACTGCAACCAAGAGAGGTATTTATGAAAGGTGCATTAGGTAAGAAGGAACTCCTGGCGGTGGTGCCACTGTCATGGAGCACTATCGACCGTATGGAGCGCGCAGGGGAATTTCCTAAACGCTGGTATATCACTGACAAACGCTGCGCATGGAACCGTGACGAAGTTGAGCGTTGGCTTGATGAACGTCAGGCAGCAAGCCCGGCAGAGTTCCAGGGTAAAAAACCTCCTGTTCAGCAACGTGTATATCGTCCCGTGAGCAACGCTGCATGAGTGCGCTGCTAAGGCACTGGATCAAATGGTCAGGATGGTACTTATTCCTGGCCTCTGTTTCAGCATGGCTTTATCTGCTGGCATTAATTTTCAGAGAGGGTTGGATTAAGTGAGAAAGTTAAGCCGACTTGAAAAATATCACATGAATAAGGTTTCAATGCGCAGTCCGTCAAAGATTGTCGCCGTTACTCCTGCGGCGATAGAGATCGAAAAACGCGCGATTGAAAGAGAGAAAAAGGGGCAGTTCCGCATTGCCGCTCACCTTTGGCTTCAGTGTATGGATGTTGCTTCTGGTGATGTTGAGCGTGCAAGGATCGCGGTTCGCAGGGACCAATGTATCACAAAAGGTAACGGCCTTCGCCGTGGAGACTATAGCGGTATAGGATGTTGCGGGGTGGTTTATGACTAAGAAATACACACTAATCTATGCAGATCCGCCTTGGACACATCGTGACAAAGCCGCAGATGGTAATCGCGGTGCCGGTTTTAAATATCCGGTTATGAGTGTGCTGGATATCTGCCGCCTTCCTGTGTGGGATTTGGCCGATGAAAACTGTCTGTTGGCCATGTGGTGGGTGCCAACACAACCACTCGAAGCGCTAAAAGTTGTTGAAGCCTGGGGATTCCGTCTGATGACCATGAAGGGCTTCACGTGGATAAAATGTGGTAGTCGACAACCAGATAAACTGGTTATGGGTATGGGGCACATGACTCGCGCCAATAGTGAAGATTGCCTGTTTGCGGTAAAGGGAAAACTACCTACGCGCATTAATGCAGGGATCGTTCAGTCATTTACCGCACCGCGGCTTGAGCATTCAAGAAAACCAGATATCGTTCGTGAAAAACTTGTGCAATTGTTAGGCGATGTTTCTCGCATTGAACTGTTCGCTCGCCAGTCGTCTCATGGTTTCGATGTTTGGGGTAATCAGTGCGAAGACCCGGCAGTGCAACTACACCCTGGATACGCGTTGGATATTGCCAGATTAACAAATGCATTCAGCAATGCTCCGCTGTCACCAACAGACAACCAGGGGCGGGAGCGTGCTGCATGAACCTATATCAACGCATCAATGGCGCTGACTGGTGCAATATCTTCGTCGTCGGCGATCTGCATGGGTGCTACACGCTGCTGATGAACGAACTCGACAAAGTTTCATTCGACCCGGCGCGCGATTTGCTTATTTCCGTTGGTGACCTTGTTGACCGCGGCGCTGAAAACGTCGAATGCCTGGATTTGATTGCTATGCCGTGGTTCCGAGCTGTTCGTGGCAACCATGAGCAGATGATGCTGGATGCACTGGTCAACGGCGGAAGTTTCGGACATTGGATGTCAAACGGCGGTGGATGGTGGCACCAACTTGATTCTGAGCAGGATGTGCAACTCAAATACCTTCTGCCAAAGATTACCAACCTCCCGATGATTATCGAACTGGTTACCGGCAATAAGAAGGTCGTCATCTGCCACGCAGACTACCCGCACAACGAATACGCATTCAATAAGCCAGTACCAGAAGAAATGGTGATATGGAATCGTGAGCGGATTAGCGACGCGCAGGACGGTATTGTCTCGGAGATAACCGGTGCCGATCTGTTCATCTTCGGTCATACGCCAGCACATCACCCACTGGTATATGCAAACCAGATGTACATCGACACAGTGGCAGTGTTCTGCGGAAATCTGACGCTTATCAAAATCCAAGAAGGATAGAATTATTTATTACTGTCTTCCATCCACTTCTCAAACTTCGACGGGGAGAACGGAATCAGATCCGTATGCTCCCCGTTAATCCAGGAATCAATCATATCGGCCCACTGCTGCAACATGTAGGCGCGCTGTCTGGCGTATTCCGCTTTGTTATATACGGCGCGCACACCTTTCTGCTCATGTGCCAGAGCCTTTTCAATCCAGTCTGAAGGATAACCAGCCTCATGCAACAACGTACTGGCTGTACGGCGCATATCATGTACAGTGAAGTCCTGAATATGCTCACCATCTTCATTTATTATTTTCACCGTTCTGTCGATCAGAGAGTTCAGCGCGGCATTAGATAATGGCTTCCAGAAATTGTAACGACCAGGAACCAGATATTCACTTCCACCAGCGCACATCTGCAACCCGACCAATATATCCTGTGCCTGTTTAGGCAGGTAAATAACGTGCGCCCGGCTTCCCTTCATGCGGTCTGGAGGAATTGTCCATGTCCATTTTTTAAAATCTATTTCATCCCACGTTGCATTGGTGAATTCGCCCTTACGAACCATAGTGATAAGCACCAGTTTTAAAGCCATTTTCATAGTGCCCATAGCACCAATGGCATCCAGCGTGCGGAAGAACAGGCCAGTTTCTTCTGGTGTCAGTGTTCGCTCTCGTGGTTTAAATATGGCGATAGACGAAGGTTTAATGTCAGCCGCAGGATTAAACAAACCATGACCACGGTCATTGGCGTGACGGTATACGCTACTGATGATCTCCCTGGCCTGCACTGCTGTTGCCCGGCCACCGCGTTCGACAATCCGGTCACACAAATCACGAACCATCGATGTGGTAATTTCAGCCATCATTTTATTGCCAAGAACCGGAAGTATGTCACGGTCGATCACCGCCTGTTTCATTGCGCGGGTACTGTCAGCCAGGATGACGTGTTTCATATAACTGTCGGTATGTACCGCAAACGTCTCGGCACCACGAATCTTTTTGATACCGTCACGTTTAGCCGCAGCCGGTGACTGGCCTGCTTTAAGCAGCTTCTTTGCAGCAATCAGTTCTTCTCGCGCTTCTGCCAGGCTGATACCGTCACGCCCATACTGCCCGATTACCAGTGTTTCGCGGCGACCGTTGATACGGTAGTCATAGCGAAACGAGACCGTGCCTGACGTAAGCACAGCTACATACAGCCCGTCACGATCGGAGACCTTGTACAGTTTGTCCTGCGGCTTGAGGTTTTTTAATTTTGTATCGGTAAGCAC